AGCTTCAAGCTCCCCGGCCGGCCTTAATTTGAACACAATTAGAAAACAATTTGAACACAATTAAAATATATAAATAATTTAGAAAGCGAGAAATAAAAATATGCCATATTTTAGAGAAGAAGACATAAAAAGAAAACAAAACAGCTGGAGCGACGAAGCGCATGCCGTTTTAGTTTTAGCAATACAAACAATTGACAAGTTGGGCGGGCGTCAAGAATTCCCGGAGCTTAGACAGCGTTTAGATTTAATTTTAAATTCTGAACATTGGAAGGAGAAATATTATGAAAACAAGTGAAGCACTTAAAATAATAGGAGGCAGCTTAAGCAAGCCTTCAAAAATGCCTGGCTGGTCAATTGGCCTCCCTGCCAAGGAATGCAAAACGGGCTCCAAGCTCCGGCAGGTTAAGGGCTCAACATGTTACGATTGTTACGCTCTTAAAGGTTGTTATGTTTTTAAAGTTGTACAAGATGCACAGTATCGAAGACTGGCAGCTGTAAGCAGCCCGCAATGGGTTGAAGCTATGGCGCATTTAATAAATTCTAAAAAGCCCGATGTCTTTAGATGGCACGATTCGGGAGATGTACAAGATCTTGATCATTTAAATAAAATTTATGAAGTATGCAGGTTGACACCTTCAAAACGTCACTGGCTCCCGACCCGTGAAGCATGGATCAAGGACCATGTATCAAGGGCACCGGATAACCTGGTTATAAGATTCTCTATGCCCATGATTGACCAGCCCGCAGCTGGAAGCTGGACTCACACCTCAACTGTGGTGACAGCCGGCGCCACGTGTCCCAGCGCACAGCAGGGCAATCAATGCTTAGATTGTAGAAATTGCTGGAATAAAGAAATAAAAAATATATCATACGGTCAACACTAATGATCTGGTATCACCCAAAATATTATGCCGCGCTCCGCGCGGAAAGAAGGAAGCAGCAAGCTGCAAGCTCCAAGCCTCAAGCTGAGGAATCCCGGCCGGGACGGTCGGAAGCGACAAGCTCCAAGCAGCAAGCCACAAGCGTCAAGCTCCAAGCTGATATAAAAAATCCCGGATAGATTCAAGCCCCAAGCAACAAGCTCCAAGCCCCAAGCCGGCCGGCTTCAGTTCCATGATACGTGAACCACGGTACAAATGAAAACGATTAGAGGCTCTTGGATCAAGGGCCTCTGCTAAGATAAATGTGTTGTTAGGATGTGTCACGTGGAACGCAATTTGATGCGGGCTAAACTTTAATTTTTTACCCTTTGTGACTTTTAGTTCAACAGTAAAAAAGTGCCCAAAAGTATTATAGCCCAATAGATCAGGCATCCCAGGAATAGCAAGGTTTTCAATCCTATTCCAGATAATTTTAGGTGTTTTAGCTTTAAGTTTTTTATATAATTTAACTTCAACACCCACTAATTTTTCTGGGTAACACCTTCATTCTTTTTGCCATTAGATTTAGGTTTTAAACCAACTAACATAGCAATTAAAGTAAACACTTCAGCGTATGGTCTTTTAGATAAATAATCTAAAAGTTGCTTTCTTTGTTCATTTGATATTTCCATTTTCCTCCTTAATACGGTTTAATTAACTTGTCATCCAGATGTATCTTCTTTTCTTTCTGAGTCTTCATAACTAATCTCAGTCCTGGCTGACCTATAATCATATGTTCTTGTACTTCCATTCTAGTTATCTCTTCAAGATAACCATCCTTCTCAACATATATTCTAGCATGACTAATTGCATTGCCTTTAAGCTTATCTGTGAAAGTTCCTAAGAACTGTTGTAAATCTTTTACTAGCATTATTTATCTCTAACACTCAGATACTCTGACATCTGAACTTTTAAATCTTTAACTTCTTTTTCTAACGCTTTTCTCTTACTAATTTCTGCCCCTAATATATCTCTATGTTGCTCGCTTATAATTAACATATCTCTTATACGCATACGCAATTCTTGTATAAGCTCGTCCTTATTTTCTACTTGTTTAGTTAAATCTAATTCTCCTCTATCCTCTTCCATAATTACTCCTTTTTTAATAAGCTTATTCTTTAAATGTACCTCTGGTATTCCCCATCTAGTTTGATCAGTCATTAATTATCTCTGTCATGTCTATTGACAATATAGGATAGTTACCTTAAATTGTCAACCATGGGATTACCAAAAAGATTAACAGAAATGCAAAAAAGATTTGCTGAATATCTAGTATTCAATGAAGGTAGAACTACAGGTGCTGAAGCAGCAATAGCAGCTGGATACTCAGAGAAAAGATGTAGGCAAGAAGCATCAGAATTACAGAACCCAAGACTATCTCCACTTGTAGTACAATACATAGGAGCATTACGAGAAGAAAAATTAAAAAAGTATGAAGTCACTTACGACAAACATGTAGCAGAACTTGGTAAGATTAGAGAAGCCGCTTTAAATAAGGGTGCCTTTTCAGCAGCAACCAATGCTGAGAAAAACAGAGGTATGGCCGCTGGATTATATATAGACAGAAAAATAATAAAAACAGGTAAGCTAGAGGAAATGTCTGAAGAGCAATTAGAAGCTAAAATGAAAAAGATTCTAGAAGATTATGCACCTATATTAAATGCAAAACAAGTTGAAGGTGAAGCAACAGAGGTTACTGAATCTTCGTCATCTTCACAACCCAAGAAGTTGGAATCATCGTCCGATCCCCAAAAGTAATTTCTTTTGTAGCAGGATCTAAGTCATAAGAAGCAAATATTTTTACTGAGTCGTCATCTTTAGAAAATACCCAACCTTCATTTACTGGTCTAGCTAATTTCATTTTATGAAATTCTCTATCATCAGCCCAGCCGCTATCACTCAACGCATCAACCCATTCAATTCTATATTTTGAAAATGGAATATCGTTTGGTTGACTTGGAACGACTTGTTTTCTTATTCTTGGTTTTCTTCTTTTTGGTTTTCTTTTTGGCATTATAATATTTCGGATTATGTTTCTTGTGGAACATATCCCAAAATTCCTTTTCTGTCATCATGTCAATTACCATCGATATTGCATTTCCTATAGTCATTTGCCTTATTTATGCCATAATTGCCTTTTGCGATACCCTACAGAGAAAAAATTTTTTTTAGCTGCGCTAAACACAAAAAAAGTTGGAAGGTGTCGCAAATGGTCTAAAATGACCTATAAGCGTTGGTATCATTGACGAATACTTTCGACACCCCCCCCCTCGCAAGGGTATCGCAGGGGTATCGCAAGTGTCGAAAAATGGGATAATAATGGATCAAAATTCAGTCAAACTGCGACATAAGTGTACAATTTTGTCAAAAAGTTCGACACTTGCGACACCCTTGCGACACCCTTGCGACACCCTAGGTGTCGCAAATCTGTGCCTTAATCTTGCCTTATTTTGAACACATTTGCCTCAATCTTAACTTGGGCTTGTTCCTTTTCATCGAACTTTAACTCATGATACATATCTAATCTCTTCAACCATTTATGTTTATAAGTTTTTAAATCTGCGTCTTGAATTTTAAATTCTTGGTAATACAGGTCTGGTGTACATATCATTATGACACACTGTTTAATTGTAGATTTATAAACATAGTCATGTGCTAGTGCATAAGCTGCACATTGTAATTTATAATCTTCTATCCATTCTTCTTTCTTAGGGCGGTTGGCTTGCTTAAAGTCTACAATGGTCTCCATATCATTGTGTAAACAAACGAGGTCAGTGCTCCCAGCATAAAGGCCAGGATAATGTAACATAACTTCTGAACCATAGTATTCCGAAATAGGTGTAAGGCCCACTTCAATAATTTTTTGGGCCATGGGCTTCGCCGCTTGTCCGAGTTCTGTAAGATCATCGTAGCCAACTCCTTGAATATGAGATTCCAAGAATTTGTGCATGGCTGTCCCACGCTTACTAGATATATTTTTGATTCGCTCTGCTTCTTCATTGCCAACTTTAGCTTTCCAATCTTTTAAAAATTGTTGATCCTTGGTCGCGCTTAATACAGTAGTGACGCTCGGAAGTCTAGTACCAACTACCTCATAAACCCTGGTCCCTGATTCGTGGTCCGTGATCTGTTTTCCTTGTAAATAGTTGAATTTATTACTTTTTTTGATACCTGAGACAAGTTTAATATTGTCCTCATGTTCTCTTAAATCTTTTTCATCCATCATGCTATTTTGACCTCTGCTTCTGTTTCAATCCAAACTCTAGCTCCACAACTCAATGGTTTATCAGGACTATAAATAACTTTACTAGGACCTAGTATATCAACCTCGTGTCCATAATCATTAGACTTAGAAGTTTTAACAGTAATCACTGGTTTATTAGTTCCATGTTTTTTATTATGTCGAATGTGATGCATGTTTACATGTATTCTTTTTTTCATATTAAAAGTCCCACTATCAATCCAACTATAAATCCTACAATATATTCTCTATGGTACAAGGACCATACATTTATTTTACTAATAATTTGTTTAAAATCCATTTTATTCCTTTCACTACATATCCTCTTATAAATTTATTAAAGCCATAACGTAAGACTCTAACAACAATTAGTATTGGAGAACTTAATACATCAAATATAATTAACATAATATCTACACCAACATCGATAGCATTATCGCTGTTTATCATTCTCCTTACTCTTTTGTTTATTTTCATACTTAACAACTTTCATTCCATAGTTATTAATTCCTTCTGGAATGTTTAATCCTTTTTTTCTTTTTAATTCATTTTTTTTAAATGGTCTATAGTCAACGTGGTGATGCCAACGATTAAATTTCCAAACAACTTCAGCAACATCTGGATGTAATCTTGCTAACATTTTAGATTTATCTAACGTGCCATCTTTATAAATTTCCTCATTACCACCCTTCATAGTTTGTGTTGTTGCTTTCTCTTGTATGAATGCATTAAATTGAATAGTGCACCAACCATCTTTTAAAACTCTTAAAGATAAATCTGTATCTTCATTATACTTTGCTCGCCAACGATAAGGAATGTCATTTCTAATCAATAAACATGAGTAAATCCTAGTGTTTTTGACGAATGCTGGTAATTTTGTTTTAGCCTTAGCTAGAAAATCATAATTGAATCCAGCAAGAGCAACGTTTTCGTATCTCTCTATAAAATCTTCTGCAGCTTTAAATATAGTTCCAGAAGTTACATGGATATATAAGTTTCTATTTATTCTACCAAACGCTTTTATATTATCATCTAACAACCAATGACTTGTCGCACCATTTTCTAATGAATGCTCCCAACAGAAATTTCTAGCAGGGCCAGATCCTGTTCCGTGGTCCAAGGTGCATGAGTCGTAGTTCTCGATGTATTTTTTAGGTAGTATTAATATTTTATCTTTGTCAATGACACTTGCGTATTGCTCGTATTCATCTTCTTCAACAACAATAGAATATGGCATGTTCATTTTCTCTAAAGCAATACTCGTATGACGACTATCCCATCGTCCTTTAGATATAATGTAAACTGGATGTTTAGGATTCATCAACGTACCGTTTATCAGCGTATCTCCTCTTCTCCCATTCTGGATACCAAAGACTTGGTGCTTTAGTTATCTTTTGACCAATCAGTTCAGCAAACTTATCTATGTCTTCCTGGTTTCTAAAGTGTACTACTATCTTTCTAAAGGAACTTAAATCTTCCATTTCAAACTCTGGCATGCCTTGCCACTCTTTCTTCCAATCTTCATTCTTTTTCTTCACTACTTTTCCATTCTCCAAATATTCTATTATACTCTTCTCTGTAGTTATCATCTGCTGGTCGTGATACTCCATCAAATGTTCTACCAGCTTCTTTTTTTATTTTTTTAACATCTCTTTTTTTGACAGTTTCATCTCCTGTACCTGTCATCGGTTCTATATATCTTCTACCCTTTTTCATTTTCCTCCTTTGGATAATATACGTTCACAGCTGCTTTACACTCTGGACAAGATAAGTTTGTTACCATACTATAAAATTCATCTTCATCTTCAATATCATGGTCTCCACCCCATATTAATTCTGTTTGACAGTGCCAGCAGTTCATTCTAAACTCATTACCTTTCTATATTCATCTAAACTTACAACATTACCATTCATAACTTTTTGTTTAGCGTAGTGTTCTATTACCTGTTGTATCTTTGGTAGTTTTGTATGTGCATATGGCCAAAGTACACGACAAACATAATAAGCATCTCTAAACGTACAACGCCATCGGTATTGCATTAAATATTTCGTACCATCCTTACGTAATCCTTTTCTTGGTTTCTTGGTCAATGTACCAACACCCAAAACTTCTGTAACCCAACGCAGTACAGACTCATCAGTCATAGATATCTCCATACTAATGCGTCTGCAGTCATAGGTTCCATTTCTCTTCTTCTCTTTGCGTTTAGTAAATTCTATACTACCTTCACCATCAAAGAGTCCTGCTATATAAGCAGCATCAGATTCTCTAATCATTTAATACACCTGTTTTCTTTCTCTAAACAGTGATCTATTTTAATAACAAATTTATCACTTTGGTGTTTAGTGCAGCTTAACAACGTCACCTGTAACAGGATCAATAGTGTTATCAGGCTGAATAGCTTGGGGCTCATGTACATAATATTCTCCTTCCGAATCGCAATCCCAACATTGATGAATTGCTTCACTTTCTTCTGTTGCTACTTTTAAATAGCCATTGCCTTTGCATGTTGGGCAGATAGCTATGTGTATGCTATATTTTTTTGACTTTGCCATTTAACTTCTTTGCTTTCTCGTTCGCTAACGATTCAATTGTTTTTGATATACTTAATTTTGCATCAGGTAATAAAACCTTCGACAATGATATCAAAACCTTATATGTATCATGTGTTAATGAAACGTTTCTATATTTAGTTATATCGGTCATTTGTTTCCTTTCATTTGTTTCTGATGACTATATAGGATTGAATAAGGATTTGTCAAGATGAAAATAATTTTAACTTTATTAATGTGCAGTTATGCATCGGGTGAATGTATGCCGCCATTTAAGTGGCCGACTACGTTTGATAATATGTATGATTGTAGCATATTTGGTTACGAAGAAGCTGCTAGAAAATTAAAAGAAATAGGTAGAGAAGAAGTAGAATTGTATAGAATATCTATTACATTTACTTGTTCATACTTACCAGAAGCTAACACTTAATTGACAATAAGGCAAAATAATGGTAAGCGATTTGTTCTTACCTTTCAAACCTATCCTAATACATTTCTCTTTTTGGGATAGGTGAGTTCATTCGGCCCCTACGCTTTCCGTGCACGTACTAACGTAGCTGGCGCCGCTTTCGTTGCTAAGGTTTCCCCATCATCGCTGACGTACAGTGGAACGCAATACTGC